CCCATGCAGCTGCTTCGTATTCGGGCAGCGCCCGGATAATGTCACCGGCCAGGCTGTTCATATAGTTCTCGACCTCGTTATAGAGCGGGCACTCGTACACATCGCCCTCAGCGCACTGGTAAAGAAAGCCCTGCATGGACTTGTAAACCTGGACCCTGTTCGACTCCTTGGACTGGAAGCGGTAGATTTCGAGATAATTTTTCTCATCGTAACGCTGATCGACTGCGCGCCTGTTCATGTTCCAGAGTGCCTGGCCAAGACTGCGGCGGTCTCCATTGTATGCCTTGCTTAGCTCCGGGTAATAATAACCTAGCTGATCCACGCGACGGGGTGACGTTAAATAGGTGACAATCCGATCAATGGTCTCCTCGCCGAAGATAAAAGCACTCATTTTGTACCTTTCTGCCCTTCACCCTGGGCGCTGGGTTGTTTGATTGCTTGACACCATGATACGGCTATCCCCATGCATTGTAAAGTATACTTACCAAAAAGGGGAATAAAGTCCCATATGTAATTAATCAAAACCGCATAACTAAAGGATTTTAAAAAAAATTGTTCGCAGTTTTAAACGCGAAAAGCAGCAACGTGTAAACTGTTGCTAACAACCAAACGTATAAGTAATACGTATATTTATATAGGGTCTTTAAAAGCTTTTAGGGTATCACAAAAATGCTGCATGTCAACCCTGTAAAGGATATTTAACAGTTGACAATGATAGTAAGTATATCTACCATAAGCAGCAGGAAGAGACTTAAAAAAACGGTTAGGAGCCTTGAGCCATGGGCAACGAAGCACCACATAAGTACAAAAGGATTGATAACCTCAAAAAGACCAAAGCGCCCGAAAAGGCCGCTCTTGCACCCCGAGAGTTGACCTTAAAACAGGCGCTTTTTTGTCAAGAGTATGTGGCAAATGACGGTAATGGCTCGGAGGCAGCAAAAAAAGCAGGGTATTCAGAAGCAAGTGCCCATGATATGTCAGTAGAAAACCTACAAAAGCCCGCAATTCAGGCTCGTATCGCCTCAATTCAAAAAAATAGAGCCGCCCGACTCGAAGCTGATGCCGATTGGGTGGTAAAGGAGCTAAAGCTCACCCTCAAGTCAGCCCGCAAGGCCAAAGATCACGCCGGTTGCAACCGAGCCCTAGAGTTGATTGGCAAGGCTGGCGGCATGTTCACCGACGCCGGCGCTCAACGTGTTGAGACCGCCGTGACCGTCAACCTCAAATTCCCCGCCAAGGTGGCCGTCGACGCTGCGGCACTGATCGAGATCGACCCGGAAGAGCAGGAGTGATCGCCCCGGGCCACCTTCAACATCGCCCTAGTGATAGCAAGGATTACAACCACGATTCCATTCAGACGCATTTAAAGGGGCTTAAATGAGTAGCAGGCAACCGATTGATAGATTCGTACTAGGTAGGATAGTTTCTCAAGGCTCCGGGCAAGGGTTGAGCGTGGCAAGTATTCTGACCGATACCTTCACCCCGTAAAGGTGGCCCGCGACGATAAGGATGCTGAGGAGTGATCGCAGTGCCGTTGCTCACAGATGATCAGGTTGACCATGTATCGGAGTGGATGGCTGACAAAGGATACTGTTACCCGGAGTGTCCGAATACCGAGGATGCCATTGAGTGTTCAGATTGCTGGGCTGAGCATCTATATGTTGCGATCCAGCCGAGGCCAGAGGTGGCCCGGGACGAGGTATGGGGACCGTCGCCCATTGAGAGGTTAATGAGGATGCAACGGGAACTCGTTGGTTAGAGGGATAGGGGGGACGTCGCTTTGGGTGGCGGCTCATGTACCGATACCCTGATTCCAGCCGCGCACATTTTTTATACCAAAATGAAACCCGCTCCCATTCTTTACCATGAGGAGGAGGGAGATGGAAACCTTTATCTTAATCGTTTTGGCATTGGCTCTGTTTTTCTGTTTGTCTGCCCTGGCTGATTCTGTTCATACTTGGATTAATATTCGGTCGTTCCAATTCAAGCAGGAAATAGGAGCATCCCATGAAAGACTACTGCGCCTATGTTGCTGGGCAATACGACGGCAACATCAATGGCAAAGATTATCCCAAGGTGCTTCTTAGTGAGTCTCCCCCCGAGGTGTTCCGTCCCTTCTTTACGGTGAACATCCAGACCGGAGACATCACTCTAAAGCGCAATCCTGAGCCGCTTTCGGGCACCAAGGAAGGGTGTTTGAGCTTCGGGTTGAAGTATGAATAAATATTCGTTTATTCCTAGAATCCGTGATTGAGCAGGAGTCCCACCAATTTTTTTTGGGAGATAAAAATGGCCGACATCATGCGAATAGCCCCAGAATCCAAGACAGGTTTAATCAAGTGGATAGAGGATAACTTTCATGAACATGTCCGTGCGCCGGAGACCCTCGATTTTAATCGTGGGAGGAGGCACATTATCCTTTACTATTTATTGAGTATCTGATACAATACAGATATGAAACTAACACAGGTTTTCAAACTACAGCCAACTGAACAGCAAGCTCAATTTCTCTTGGTAACTATGGAGAGATTCAATGCTGCCTGTAACTTCGTCTCAGAGACAGCCTTTACAGAGCACATCTTCGGTCAGATCAAACTGCATCACCTCTGTTACTATGCAATACGTGAGAAGTTTGGTCTGTCGTCTCAGATGGCAGTTCGAGTTATTGGCAAAGTATCTGATTCTTACAAGACTGAAAAGAAGCACCTACACACTTTCAAACCTCACGGAGCCATCGTCTACGACCAGAGAATCCTGACGTTCAAGTTCCCAGATTGTATCTCAGTATTGACTCTTGACGGCAGAGAGATAATACCGTTCGTCTTTAAGAACTATCGAGAATTGGATATACGCCGTGTCCGTGGCCAGGCTGACCTGCTCTACCGTGATGGAGAATTCTATCTGGCGGTCTGTGTTGAACTGCCAGACCGTCCTACTGACGAGAATACCGACTGGCTTGGCGTTGACCTGGGCGTCGTTAACATTGCTGCCGATAGTACTGGAAAGACCTTCTCTGGTGCCAAGGTCAATGCTCTACGAAAGCGCCATGCTAAACTGCGTGGAAAGCTACAGTCTAAAGGCACCAAGTCTGCTAAAAGACTACGTAATAAGCGTCGTCATAAGGAACAACTCTTTGCCAAAGACGTTAATCACTGTATCTCCAAGAAGATTGTTGCAAAGGCTAAAGGCACTCTATCCGGTATCGCCCTTGAAGATTTAAAAGGAATACGTGACAGAGTAACGGTTCGCAAAGCACAGAGACGGCAACATTCTTCGTGGAGCTTCAATCAACTACGGCAGTTTATCGAGTACAAGGCCATGCTGGACGGCGTAGCTGTCAAACTAGTAGATCCTCGTAATACCAGCCGCACCTGTCCAAACTGCGGTAACATCGACAAGAAGAACAGGCCTGACCAGGCCACCTTTAAATGTACTCAGTGCGGCTTCTCTGGTCGTGCTGACTACATCGCTGCGATCAACATTGGTCGTAGGGCTGCTGTCAATCAGCCAAACGTAGGAATTGCTTCTTAGTTCTTACAAGCCTTCGACTTCAGTCGAGGGTAGTTGACGAGATTAAGCAGTTTGTAGCCGTGTTCCGCATGACAGAGAACACGCCTATCCACCCCAATGAGAGTTCCACGATGACGATCTATGATTGCTATTCCTATTACGAATCAGTTGCTATGACAGCCATTGCACAGGACACTATGCACACATTGAGCCATGAGGATAGATTCATCTGCAAGGAGAGGGGAGATAAGACATGAAAACCGCCCGCCAATCCGCCAAGGAAGCCTTTTTCCCCAAGTGTAATAGTAATTACCGAGCACCCAAACACGCCGATTTCAAAGAGTTTTTGGGCATGTTGGCAAGTTTACTTGTGAGGGGAAAAAGGTAGCTCATGGAACTAACCCTGGCATACGACCCCTACATAAATCCCAAACAAGTCCTCTTCCACCAATGTGATGCAAATGAGGTATTATTTGGTGGAGCCAAAGGAGGATCGAAAACCTGTTCGCTTGTCATGGACTGTTTTCAGTATGCCATGGCCTATCCGAAGGCAGAGTGCTACCTCTTCCGTGAAACATTCGACGAACTTGAGCGCAACCTGATCAACGAGTGGAAGGCCAAGATACCTGCTCAGCTTTACAAGTATCACGAGAGCAAGCATATCGCCACGTTGCTCAATGGCACGAAGGTATATTTCCGTTTCTGCGATTGTAAAGAAGATGCTGCCAATTACGACGGCTCCTCGATTGATTATATCGGCGTGGATGAGCTTACGAAACACACGGAAGAAGAAATTCAAATCCTTCTTTCCTGCCTGCGCTCTCCAAAAGGGTACCCACCAAGGTTCCGTGCGACAACGAATCCAGGGCAATTGGGGCATAAGTGGGTCAAGAAACGCTACGTCATCCCTACCAACAAAGGAGAGCGCATGTACCGGGACAAAAAGACAGGCAGCGTCATTGCCTACATCCCGGCCACTGTCTATGACAACGCGATCCTGATGAAGAACGACCCCGCTTATGTGCGGCGCCTGGAGAACCTGCCACCGGCCAAGAAGAAAGCCCTTCTCTACGGCGATTGGGACTCCTACGAGGGGCAGGCTTTCGAGGAATTTGACCCGGCAATCCATGTCGTCAGGCCATTTGTTATACCCGATCACTGGCGAAAATGGATGTCCGTTGATAACGGAATGGCCGATCCCTTCTGCTGGCTCTGGTTCACCGTTGACGAGGATGGCCAGGTCTACATCTACCGGGAGTTCACCCGCAACAAACACGAGGAGAGGGTGGGTTATTCCGACCAGGCCAGACGGGTAGTAAAGTTATCTACCTTCACCCGATACGATGAGGTCTCCCGGTGCGACGAAGAGGTTGTCGAGAAGCACGATGTCATCGTTGCCGGCCATGATGCTTGGTCTCAGCACCATCGGGATACGGAGGGCAAAACGCTGATTGATTATTACCAGGATGGCGGTCTCTCTGGTTTCGTCAGGGGAGATACTGACCGGAAGATCAGGAAAGCCACATGGCATGAGTACCTGCGAAATGATCCTGAAGTAGGGCCGCGGGTCAAGATATTCTCTACCTGCCGCTATCTGATCAGCTCCATCCCGCAACTGCAAGAGGACGAGATGGACAGCGACAAGGTGAGCGATGCTCCGAGCTCAGACAACCACGGCTACGATTGCGGTGGGATGGGGCTTGTGTCCTACCATGCCTCAGAGTCCAAGGCACCGGAGGAGAAGAAAACCCGGTTGCAACTCTACAAGGAGAAACTGACCAGGCAGGGCGGCTTTGACGAGGCTCGCGCCAGGTCTATGAATAGTTAAATAAAACGGAGGTATGCAAAAAAATGGTTAAAAAGAAGTTCCATGGTTGGCAATTTTGGAAATCGGGGATCGGGTTTGAATGTGTGCAAATACAGATGTTGCCTAAACAGTTATATCCCTTCATGGAATACCTCAAAGAGAGAGACACGGAAGGCGACCCCGTTTATGTCCAAGTTGAAGTTGTGTTTTCTGATCAGGTTCAGATGGGATCTGAGTATGACGACGGGCTTCTTGGTATCTGCCTAGAGCCTATCGAGGGCTGCGAAAAAGGCTTTAAGGAACATGCGCTGGGGCTAGTCAACGATTATTTGAATAGCTAGGAGGAATAAAATATGCCACCAAAGAGGAACATAAAGTCTCAAATAAGAGGTTCTCATATCGCTGATAAGTGCGATGAGTGCCAGCACTTGAAAGTATGCTGGAAAACGCATTGGCAACTTCAGGCCATATCTCCCTATGATCCGCCGACAAACATAGCTGCGTTTATAGGATTGGGTTTCAGGGTCTCCATTGAGTGTGAAGATTTCTTGCAAGGAGATGGACGAGATGAAGGTTCGGCACAACCGTTGCTCCCTCTGCAACCGTAAGAGCAAAGGCCTCGCCGATGGCATTATTATGGCCGACTTGAAAGGCCGCATGTGCCCGTCCTGTTTCAACACTATCAAAGGCCATGTCGAGATCAGGGGCAAACTTCTGCATGATACCTTGCCCGAATACCGGCTCATGGTTCAGAGGAAGGCGCAGGCTGAAGCCCAGCAGGAGGCATATAAGAAGTTCCTTGTTGCGAGGGAAGATGTCAGAAGGGTATTGGGTGTTTAACTGAGGATTAGCCGCAAGGCATCCTATAAAACTAGCAGAGAGGAGCATCATCGCTGTGGCAAAGAAGAAAACGAAAGCGCGCGGCAAGATCCCCGGCCCGACCAACATCACCAGCCCCGGAGCAATCGGGATGGTAAAGCACCCGAAGAAGGGCACTAGCACGCATGGATCTACTCCTGCAAGCAGAAACCCCAAGAAGTCTGCTCTGATTCCGGGATTTTAACCATGGCCACACTACGGACGAAGAAACCAACCGTTCCCAAGCCAAGGGTGAAAAGCCCGAAAATGCCAAAGCCTAAGACACCACGAGTGCCGAAGGCTCCCAACTTCAAGCTTTAGGCAATCTGCTTTAGGAGGAGGAACAAGATGTTCAATCCGATCAAGATTCACCGAAGCGTCATGGGGCAATCATGCGAGTACAGCTCATGCGAGATAGGTACCCAGCACGGCTCGAACATGCCCGCATCCGTTGCCTTTAACACCACACCATCCAATGGGTTCACCAATCATTATATCTGCCACAACCACATGGTAGCCCTGATCGAAACAATCTTTGATGATCCTGAGTATGGCCCCATCGCCAGGAAGATCGGTGTGGGCAAGATAGCCGAGTATGCTAAGGCTGATGCCCTGGCTGAAGCAAGGGCAGAGGCGGTGGCTATTGCCGAAGCAGAAGCAGCAGCGGCTCCCAAAGAACCGACGAGATACCCCTGCTCCAAGTGCGGCAAGCCGTTAAAGAACCCGGCAGCACGTAGCATTCATGAGCAGCATTGCAAGGTACTGCCGGTCGGAATAGCTGACGGCAATCTTGCTGCTCCTGCCGACTTCAAAGAGGCTTATGGAGATAAGGATGCTATTCCTACATTAAGGATACCTCAAGGCATCTATGAAGGAGTGGGGTCTTTTCCTTTTGGTTCACGCCCCGTACTTGTTCTCAGCGAGGAAGAGATCAAAGCTAAGTACACCACAGCTTCTGACGCTGATAATCTTGCCAATGATATTGGCGATGCAGAAGGGCCAGGGTATTAGACATGAGCGAACTGGAACCCATGACCGAGGCAGAGATCGAGGAGTTTAAGGCACGTTTCAAGAAGGTTCTCAAACAGGTAGACACGAGAATTGTCAGGCAGGCGTTGGAGTTTGCCGAAACTGCTCTTGCTAATTGCCCGGAGGGAGAGATGCGGGCTGAGGTCTGCCGGGAGATCCTGAAGGAGCGTGACCCGCTTGAGTATTACTGATCACGATTCTGCATACCAGAAACACCTTGCCCGGTTCAGAAGAATCTATGCAAGCACGCCAATGGAAGAGTTGAAGGAAGCTTGGAACTTCGCCAAGGATGCCTACAGCGCTGGCAGCAGTACACCTGAGGCAGTTGCCCGGTGTGAAGTTATCCAAGACCTCCTGGAGGAGCGTGGTGTAGTATGACCGATATTGCCAGCGCCGTATTCGCCTTGCTGTTTCTTGGTCTGTTCGCTACTATCGTCTATGCCCTGGAAATCCAACATGCCAAGGAGCGCAAAGACCTCTACCGCCTGATCAAGGCCGAGACCCTGACGGATTACATCAGCAATCAGGAGAGTGCCCCGCCAAAGGGCAGAAATCCAATCAGTGAGAGTATCAGAAGAAGCATGAGCATGGGAGGAGATGAATGAGATGTTCCCGCATCTGGTCAAAGTAAAAGAGACTGGCGAGCAGTTTCTTGTAATGGACATGTTGAGCCATTCCATAAAGACAGGCGCCCAGATATATTGGGTCAACAGGTTGTTCGTCTACGACAAGGACGGCAATCCGACCACCTTGGATGTCGATGATTGCATCTATGACGGCCTGATGCCGATGGCTACCGTAGACTTTCAACCTAAACCGGAACAGCAAGAGAGAAGCCCTCTATTCATTCCAGGTCGCAGGTGAGGTGATACCGTGCCCTATGGTTGCATTGACCCAGTAAGGAGAATATTATTGAACGTCAGCGACGAAGAGAAGCAGGCGCTTGATGCTCTGCGCTCTCTTGAATGGGGAAGGGTGGAGATTCTGATCCAGGGCAGGGGCATAGTTCGGATCATCAAGACCGAAAGTGTGAAGCCAATAAAAATAAATCTTGACAATATCTGATTTGCCGTAATATGCTTGTGCTGTAAGTAACTTCATAAAACCCGGACGATGAACAACCGACGGGAAGTTTCGCCAACACCTTGATAAGTGGTACTTGGCGAACTTCCCGTTTTTAATTGGGCCAGCGGAGGCACCATGAAAGAATCCATGCTCTCTGCCGTAAAAAGAGGAATATCACGAATCGCTGTCAGGTCGAAGCCAACAGACTTCGGCTATGATACCGATCTCGTCTCCCACGTTGACCAGGAATTTGAGCGCCGGCGTAACGAACGTCGGCCTTTTGAATTACAGTGGCGCCTGAACATGGCCTTCATTGACGGCAACCAGTACATGGATATAAATGCCGCCATCATGGATCTGTTCGAGATACCGAAGCTCTACTGGTGGCAAGAACGGGAAGTATTCAACCACTGTGCTCCTATCATTGAAACTCGCATAGCCCGCATATCACGGATGCAACCAATCCTGAAAGTACGTCCGGCCACGTCTGAGGACTACGATCTCTCGGGCGCCAAAGTGGAAACCCGTCTTCTCGATTATTTCCTGAATGAACGCCTGACCATGGAGGACCGCAACACCCTCTTCCAGTGGATGGAGGGTTGTGGCACGGCATTTCTTAAGCCGATCTGGGATAGCAAGCTCGGAGCGAAAGTCGGCATGATGTCTATTAAAGGCGAGTTCAAGGATGCTACCGCCCCAGACAGCCTCTCTCGCAAGAAGAAGAAAGACGACGATAAGGTAGATGACATTCTGAATACGGGTGATGGCACTGGCCTGAGTTTGGATAATGCGGGCAAGAAAATATATGATGACATGTCCGGCGATCCCACCCCGGAAGAGTTTGAGCGCCAACATATCAATATCGAGCAGGACGGTGGCGGCATCGTTGCCGGTACGCTCGAACCGATATACGAGGGCGACATTGACGTTGTGGTAGTCCCCCCCTATGAGATATTCCCCGATTCCCCCTGGCACCCGACGATAGATGATTGCCGGAGAATCATGCACGCCAGAGCCTACCCGGTGGAGGAAATCTATGAGATGTACGGGGTCAAGGTTGACTCCGAGCCGGTAGACTCCTACAAGATTCAGACTACTACCCTTGGCTTGGCCGGTCTGGGCTATGGGTTCTATAACTTCAACCAGACAGTCAGCAAGATAGATGGCTATGCCGTCCTGAAAGAGGAATACGAGAAGCCAACTTCGGCCTATCCTGACGGACGCCTGATCGTCGTTGCCGGCCACAAGCTCTTGCACGTCGGGGCGCTGCCCTACCGAGTGGGGCCGGATGACAAAGCAGACATCGGCATCACCAAGTTCGATTGTATACGAAGGCCGGGTTGCTTCTGGGGCAGGTCCATCATCGAGCGGATCGTCCCGGTACAGCGCCGTTACAATGCCGTGAGAAACCGTAAAGCCGAGCATCTCAACCGGGTCGCCATCGGCCAGGTAATTATCGAGGAGAACAGCGTTGACGCCGATTGGGCAGCTAATAACGCCGGTTCCCCCGGGGCGATCTGGATCAAGAAAAAGGGCTTTGCTGATCCGCATTTCATGGAGACTCCCGGCCTTCCCCCAGAGTTCCGCGAGGAAGAGAGTGCCCTTCTGAATGAGTTTACTTATATATCCGGGGTATCGGAGATCGCCAGGAACAGCGAAGCTCCTCCCGGGATCAAGTCTGGAGTAGCCCTCGCCATCGCCATTGAACAGGATGATACCCGCCTGTCCCATACGGTAGGCAACTACGAGATGGGGCTGGTGGACATAAGTAAACAGGTGATCCGGCTCTATCGCCAGTTCGCCACCCAGAAGAGGATGGTTAGAACCATTGGCGCCGACATGGAGCTTGAGATGATGCAGTGGGACAACAGAGATGTGCGCTCAGATGACGTAATCATTGAGACATCGGCCATGCTTGCGGAGACTCCTGCCCAGCGCCGGGCAATGGTGTTTGATATGATGCAGAGCGGCCTGTTCAATGATCCGGACACCGGCAAACTCACCAAGGACGGGCGCGCCAAGGTGCTTGATCTGATGCAGTTCGGGCATTGGGAATTATCAGATGCCGTGGACTCCCGGCAGATCAGCCGGGCGGAGAAGGAAAACCGCATCATGGATCAGGGGCAGATGGTACAAGTCTCGGACGTGGACGATGATGTTCTCCATGTCACCCACCACAATAACTACCGCCTGACAGATGAATACGATCAGATGAACCAGGCAGCAGGGGGCACGCTGGATCAGATATTCAAAATGCACACCTTGATGCATCTCCAGAAGATGCACGGTCAGGCGCAGGCACAACCTGGTGCGCCAACACCACCGGGACAACCACAAGCGGCACCCTCGCCAGGAGGCCCGCCACAAATATCAGCAGCCCCGCCACAAGCGGCGGCGCAATGAGGAGGAACGTAAATGTCAGGAGAATTTGAGGCAATAGAACAACCCACCAGTGAACAGTTAGCAACCTTCTTCACCGATCAGGGGCTAGGGGACGATACGCCCCCTGAGCCATCATCCGTAGAAACGCCACCAGTAACGACTGAACCGGCTACGTTGCCGACAGATATTCCACCCGTACAGGTATCTACGCAGGAACCAATCGCACCCCAGACGCAGGAACCGACGCAGCAACCGGCCGCAGCACCGCAACCTCTGGAAGCTGTCATGCAGACGCAGGCTCAGTTGACAGAAGCAGTACGGCTTTTGGCAGAACAGGTACAGGCAATGAGACAGCCGCAAGCGCAGCCCCAGGGAACGCCGACCCAACAAGCGGCACCTCAGGCACCGCCACCGGCGCTAGATTTCTCGAAAGTATTAGAGATTCCCGAAGAGTTGCAAAATGAGTTCGTCAAGGCAAGAGAGGACTTCGACGCTAAAGCAGAGGCCAATGCTCTAGCCAAGATCAATCTCTGGCAAGCCAACAAGAAAGACGAGATCATCTATGCTGCAAATCAGGTAAGACAACAGCAGGTACAGCAACTTCAGCAGGTAAGGAATGATTCACTGGCCCGCGGCTACAACATCTTGAAGGACAAATATGGCGCCCCGGAGATTGAATCCCACGCCCAGGAGATCACCGATCTGCTGCTCAAAGAAAGCCCGGCCCTCCGGCGCATGGTAGAAGTCGATCCTGAAGGCGCTCTGGTATCTGCCTACGAGATCATCCATTCCCGCACCCAGGCCAAAAATGCCATGACTACTGCCACCGCTCCTGCACCGGTTAAGACTACAGACTTAGCAACACTGATGGCCGATCCGACAATCAAAGGCGCACTCAAGCAGGCACTCCAGGAAGAGATACTGGCCGAAAACCTGCAAGCGATCAGAAACGGTCAGCCCCTGCCTGTGATGGGTGCAATGTCAGGAGGTGGTCGCCCACCGATGGTATCGGGAAACGAAATGCACGATCTGAATGATTCGCTAAAAGCGATGAAGGCGTCCGGTCAGTTCGGAGACTGGTTTTAGGCTTGCCCGGCGTGGCAAGTAAACTTAACAAAAAAAACGATCAAGGAGTGAATGATAAATGCCGAGCAACCCTAACGTAACCGGTTTAACTAGCGCAGCCAACGCCCTCAAGACTTTTTTCCTCCCCTCGCTCCGGTACCAGCTAAACATCGGAGCAAGCGTCGTGTTCGCACAGTTCGAGCGCGGCAAGGAAGGCGTCGTCGGTAGCTCGATCACCATGGCCCTCCGGTACGGTCGTAACGGTGGCTATGGATCCGGCTCCGATATTTCGTCCCTGCCTGTCACCAACAGCCGCCAGACCGCGCAAGCCAACTGGCAGACCAAGAACCTGTACGCCCGGATTCAGTTGTCTGACAAACTGCTCAAAGCTTCCCGCTCCAACGTGGGCGCCTTCGCCAATATGTTTAAGCAGGAACTCCAGGACTGTCAGGACGACGCCAAAGAAAACGTCGCCCGCTCTGTATTCTGGGATGGCTCCGGCGTCCTCGCTGTAGTCAACGTCGCTTCCGGTTCGACCACAACCATCAACCAGTACACCCCGTTTACCAACTACTCCATTGGCGGGATCAACGTCCTGGCTGAAGGTATGCTCTGCGATGTGTGGGCGGCAGGCTCCTACCCGACTACTCAGCGCAACACACCCGGCACCCCGATCCAGATCACCGCGGTGAACAACGCTACATCAACCGTTACCTGGAACGTCACCTGCGCCTCGATTGGTATGGTCAGCACTGACTACATCGTCGTACAGAACGTGGCTTCCGGTACCACCCTGAACGGCGAGATCACCGGCCTGGGCGCTATCTTCAACAACAACACCACCCTGTACAACATCAACCGTTCAAGCAACTACTGGTTCAATGCTCAGGTGCCCACAGCGGTCAACGGAGAAATTTCCGAGGTTGTGATTCAGGCTGGCATCGACAACTCCCGTATGTTTGCAGCCGGCCATATCAAGTTCATCGTGACCAGCTTCGGCGTCCGGCGTGCCTACCAGTACATGCTTCAGTCCCAGAAGAGGCAGATCAACACCTTGGAACTGAAGGGTGGCTGGAAGGCTCTCGAATACCAGGGCGGAGAAAAGTCCCTCCCGATCACGGCTGATCAGTATTGTCCGACCGGCTCCATGTTCCTGCTCGACACGGACGACTTCAAAGTTTATGAGTTGGAGGATTGGACGTGGATGGATGAGGACGGGGCGATCCTGAGCCGTGTTGCCAACATACCTGCATACGAGGCCACGATGGTTAAGTATTGTGACATTGGATGCCAGAAGCCCAGGGCTCAGGTCTGGTTGCAAGGCATCGTAGAGCACTAAAATAGCGTTCCTCCTCCTGGTGGCTCCCTTCGGGGGGTCGCCAGGGGAAAACTTATAAGGAGGTATATCCGTGAAAGGTGTAGATATAGCCACCATAGACCCCTCATTTACCCCGTTTCTAAGGGGTTCTGCTTCCGACTCTTCCCAGATCGGTCAGTCCGGCCTCGGTCCTGGTGTGTGGTTGCGGAACTGCGGTACAGTTGAACTTGAGGAGATCAAGCTTCAAGGCATGACTTTCTACGAGGACTTTCTTGAAAACCCGGCTGTCCTGGCATCCACCGTGATCGCAAAAGCCATGTGGACAGGCGGCGGCACCAACGGCACTCAGACCGTCACCGCGGCCCCGAACGGAACGATGGTACTGGCGAGTACTGTCACCGCGTCCAGCACCAGCACCCTGCAATTCACGCAGGCGGCTTTCAGCATGGTCAAGAATCCCACCTTTGAGGCGCTGCTACAGGTGAACAACGTCACTGCCAACCTGACCGCAAGAATGGGGTTTTACGCCTCTGCAAGCAACTGGGCATATGTCAAATACGACACCGCCCTGTCCACCACCGGCCTCTACCTCTCCACCAACAACAACGGTGGCAGCGAAGTTGCGACGCCGCTTACTGGGTATCCGGGAGCAGTTACGATGGCGGCGGCTACCTACGTCAAGATCAGGATCGAGATTCTGCCGCAAGCAACCGGCGCAACCACTGCCGGGATGAACGTCTGGATCAACGACATCCAGGTGCCCCCTGGACTTCTGCCTTCAACGCAGTTGATACAGTCGCCGTTGACCACATTGATCCCCTACTTCTATGTGGACAACAAGGCCGCAGCGCAGGCAAATACCATGACCATTGATTATGCTCAGTTCTCGCAGAACAGATAAAGACGGGCGGGGGCTTAATCGTCCCCGCTTTACTCTCTAAAGGGAGTTGATCAGATGCAGGGGCCCAATTCAATTATCGTTCCGCTCAATGTCCCGGTACTGGCTGCGGGTGCCACCTGGCCGAACAGCGCGCAGCCAACCAGCCAGAGTCCGATGTTCAAGATGAACAATAACCAGATCAATGATGCCATACGGGTGCTTATTTTCGCCATATATGGCCTGACTTTGAACATTCTCGAAAGCAACGATAACAGCACATGGACTAGCCTATATTCAGAAGCGAATACGGCCGGCCAGCTTTTGGATAGCGGTTGGATAAATCCAACCATGCGTTATTTCCAAGTGCAGATCGTCAATGGCGCTACACAGCAAGGCGGCAATATATATGCCAACGGTCAACAGGCAAACCCAGCGCCCATTGACGCAAGGCTGGCGCTTTACATGCAGGAGCCTGAAATGCTTTCGGGGATTACTGATGTCGCGCTCTCTGCCGGGACTAACTATATCGGTTTTATGGGCAACACGCCAGATAACATACACTTGCTGGTTGATACCGTAAATAGCCTTGGGGCGCTTCTAGGAGCTAATGCGTCCTACACGTCGCCAACCATAGACAGGCTGCGTTCCAATCCTACGCCATACTATTTTCGGGCGTCCGCTCACGCTGATCAGGCAGGCACCTTCTACATGGACGAGTCTGACGATAACGTTGCTTGGTCGCATGTGCAGACAATAAACGTTTCCGCAGGTGTGACTGCTATAATCCCGAATACCTCCACATCAGGCAAACAATATACTCGCTTCGTATTTACCAACGGGGCTATCGCCCAGGCGAGCTATTTCCTCTTAGCCTACGCGATGTCGAGCCGGGGCACACAAGACGTGCAGGTAGTAAATGTGCCAAACGTGGTCAGTCAGGTATCCGGCAAGTCATCGGCGACGCAGACCTTTCTCAACGCTCAGACGGCCACGGGGTTTGGGCCAGAGGTCGCTATGGGCAACTACGATCAAGTAGACTTCGATATTTCAGGGGTTGGTCTGACAGGTCTGACGATGAACTTCTTCGAGGTCGATCCTGTCAGTAATGCCGCTTGCCCTTTACAATGCTCCTCTGTCTCTGGTGGAGCGTTAGCCTTAGCCAACAGCACCAGCGCAGTACCTACCGCTGCGACTGACGTAGGAGCTTCTTCACCATCAACGGATATTCACGCCCTGGCCGCTCCGGTGTCATTCCAGATCGCAGCTTACGGAGATGTTCTGACAGGAACCTATCATAGCATCAGCTTAGCGAGCGTTTCCGGCCTCACCAGTGGCGCATTAATCGCCGCAGCGGTGCAAGCAGCGATACGAACAGTCTACTCTGATTTGTCGTTTGCTTACACAACAGTCTACACCACCACCACAGGTCAGCAGGGTTTGCTGGCTAGGCTCAGCATTAAAGCAGCTGCCAGTGGTACTGATCTTGCTGCTCCTCTTAAAATCGGGACAGTGAATGGAGCTGTAGACACTATAGGAACCGGGCAGAAATGGCAGGGCAATCCGCGCCCCGGCTGGTCCTTCGTACAGCAGGTTGCAGCTATTACCGGTACATCAGTATCCTCGACCGGAACATTGGGGGTGAGTTAGATGCCGGATAATGTAGCGAGAAGTTTAGCATTAGCAAGAACTAGGGGAGCGACTATCACGGTTGCCACCAGTACATCTAGCGCATCAGAGAAGGCCGGGGCAGACTACATCCTCACCGGGGTCAACGATCAGACAATGTTGGGCACAGCAGCAACCGTAGCAGTAGGTGGCCTGTTGCAAATTCTTAGCGGTGCGGTGAATCTGACCAGTTGGGCTATTTCTAACTGTATCGTCAAAGGGCTGGGTTCTGGTGCTACGACTATCAACATCACCACTCCAGGCGGCGGTGTTACAGTCTCAACTGGCGGCAAACTGATAGGCGTTACTATAGCAGTCTGTAACTCGTTCTCCGGCACGGCTTTGACAGTTGGTGGCACGAACGTCAACTTCAACGGCGTCCATAACATTTACGACGATATAGTTTTAACTTGGACAAATTCTACGGCCTATACCGGGTATGGCTTGCAGATCAACGCAACAAACACCGGAACCACTCAGTCCTATATTCAGATGTGCAATTTCGGTAGTATTTCCATCAACGGGTTTGCTTCCCCAGTTTTAGTTTCAACTACTGTCGCTACTTCATACGATGCGTGGATAAACGGCAACAGCTTTGAAAGCATCGCCTGCCTCACTGGCGGAACGGGGGCGATGGTACAATTTGTTGCCAATGGAAATGCTCAGATAGTGGGTAACAACATCGGCAGCCTACAGTTCCAGCCGATAGGCAGTACTACGTCAGGCGTTGTGTTCAGCGGTTTCCAGTGCTGCAACAACTCCATAAATGGCTTCTTCCCCTGGGACTGGAACTTGACCAATAGTGGCAGCGGCGGCGCACCTGAATTTCAACAGATCGCGGGAGCGTATGGTAATACAGCGCAGGGCGTTTTCCCGACGCTGGGCAACAACCTGGGAACATCAGTTGCATGGTCGGGTATGGCAGGATTAAACTCTGTCGGCTACACCCGGTGCTTAGGTTCTCACTTCGATGGCACCGCCAATTCTATCATGGCTTGTGGGGCGGCTGAAAGTTCAGATACTGCTTTCTGGATGCACCTTCGATTTAGGCTAGATGTTGCCTTTCAGAGCAGCAGTGCTACCCAGTTTCTGCTGTCTAAGTCCAGCGGTGGAAAATATATTCACGTATATTTGATGAACGGTGACGGACAGCTACATTTCGAGATGAATAATTCAACCTATGTAGAGGTTCAATCTGGTACTGGATTGGCCTATTGGATTCCTGGTGTCTGGTACGATGTCATCGTCTATTGGACAGGCACGACAATGGGCATGATTATCAACAATGCTCCCGCCATTACAAATGCAAGTACAAACGGTATGCCTACTGCTGGAACATTATATATCGGCAACGATGTTCCTCCAGCCGCTACGGGCTTGGTGGGCGTTATATCAAACGTGTCAATAGGCAACGCCAACCTGACAGCCGCACAGATGGCGCAGTTGACAATGGGCGATATACCCTTGACAGCTACGGAAATATACTTGATGGACGAGGGGACAGGGACGGCCTGCACGAATAAAGGATCGTCCGGATCAACTTACAACGGCAGTTTGGGCACTACAAACAAATGGGTGTTCGGGCAATAGCTTATTGAACTAAAGGAAGGGCTAATGTTCAACAGCAGGAGGCTACGAATGGACTCCAATTTCACGAATGAAGTGTTAAGTAGACTTACCAGCAAGCCCTGGTTGATCCCGGTCTTCTCCGATGTCCATGACATCTGCAATCGGATCAGGGAAATAGATCCGACTCTGTTCATAGCGAGAAACGATCTAGGGCCAAACTGGGAATGCCATTCCACCGCCCACTATCCCCATACCTACGCCTGGATAGTGCCCTGGAAAGACCTCGATAGCCGAGTGCTGGATAAAGCCAGGGAAAACTGCGTGGAGCGCAGCGCAGAGGCATTTGCTGAGATAGACGAGTTTAACCGCAGGCATGAGGCCAGTATGCAGCGAGCATTTGAAACCCGCAATGACAACCTGGCGAGAGAACATCAGAAGGAGTTTGCCAAGACCGCCTGGGAGGTTTTATAAGTGGCTGCGCCGACTGTATCTGCCGTTAGCCCGAATAGCGGTCCTCTCATGGGAGGCACGCCAATCACTATCACCGGCACCGGCTTTGTTGTGGGGGCAACAACTGTAGCCATTAATGGGGTGGCTGCCCTTGGCGTCAATGTGATCAGCAGCACGTCTATTGTCTGCATCACACCGCCCAACCCGACGCCCGGTGTCTACAACGTGATCGTGACCACATCCGGCGGGTCCAGTTCAATCAATGCCGGGGATCAGTTCACCTATTCAGGCGTGCCGGTGGTGACCAGCGTATCCCCGGCCAGGGGTATCACGGCAGGCGGCCAGAACGTGACCATTAACGGGTACAACTTCCAGAACACTACTGTCGTCTACTTTGGTACCGTGCCGGTCTTTTCCGGGGCAACCTCGGGCAGTTCGCAGGCTGCGAATACCGTACCGGGTGGCACCGGGTATCCGTGGGGATCGGGCTTCACGATCAATCAGACCGGGACGCAGATATATGCGGTCGCACCTCCGGCATTGACAGCCGGGCAGGTAGACGTAACCGTTGTGTCTCCCTACGGCACCAGCACCACAAGCTCTGCTGACCAGTTCACTTACCAGACAGCAGGCTATTTCAACACCGTGGCCGATGTAGCAAACTATGCATCCAACAACCTGATCCGAAAGACGCTCAACTACTCGGACGTGATCCCCTGGATCAACGACTGTATGCAGGTGGAGCTTATGGCTGACGCCTGCCTGTTCAACAACTGGACGATTCCCACGGCTCAGTACAACGTGGCCTACGCTGTACCTGCCGACTTCCTTCGGGTATATGCGGTTTATGACAGCAACGGTGACGACTTCTATGATTACGAGTGCGACAGTGCCTTCATGTGGTTCGACTACGGCGGATCGCTCTACACTGTCCGATATTACCAGTTGCCACCGATAGTGAGCAGCATGACAGGGACAGATCCGTTGCCCTGCCATCCCCTGATCGCCAATGCACTTCCGTACTATCTTGCATACAGATTCGCTTCTGCAGACTTCCCGAACGACAAAGACACTTCTCAACGCTACAGTGAGTTTCGTGGAAAAGTTCAACTTGCATTAGATCAGATGCAAAAAAGATTTAATAGGCAGATAAAGGTCAGCAGCTTCAGGTGAGAGGAGATGTTTTCTGAATGGCCAAAATGGACCCGCCCGTCAAAACCAAAGCCCATGCCCCCACTCCGGGATCGGTCAAGGCAGGTAAGCCGCAGATAGCGATTCAGTCTGCTCCGGCCAGTTGGGGCAAGAACAACAAGGACAGGAGGTTATAGAATGCCTAACGGTGGATTCAACAAACAGCCACCGGTCAACCCCAAGACCGGCAAGATGGAAAAGGCAACATCGAGCGATGCCAGGTATCCGGGCGTACCGGACAGTGTGATGAAGGCTAAGAGCACCCTGGCAACCCAAATGCCCAAAATGAAGATCAAGAACGGGTGGGGAAACTGATATGCCATGGAAGTCTCTGCAACAAGAGCGTTGGGGCCACACTGCTGCCGGAAAGAAAGCTCTCGGAGGCGCCAAGGCCGTCAAGGAATGGGATACCGCCACCAAAGGAAAGAAGTTACCCAGGAAGGTTAAGGCCAAAAAGAAGAGGCGATAGCATTGCCCGCGTACATGCCACTAACCATAGACGACTTCTCAGAGGGCTTAATTGACCGGACGCTCGACTCCAAGATCCCGGTCAATTCTGCACAAGCCTGCTCTAACTTCATCGGCTGGCAAGTGGGTGCCCTGGACAAGAGAAACGGCCAGGTGCATCTCAACGCAACCGCTCTGCCCGGCCCCATCCAAGGGCTTTATGCCTGCTATATCGGTGGAGTGAGGCAGATTCTAGCCGCGGCAAACGGTAGTGTTTATGTCTGGACAGGATCGGCCTGGTCATCTATTTACTCTGGCCTCAGCACGACAGCGCAGATCAACTTCTGCACCCTGATCAACCAGGTAGTCTTCTCGGATGGAGTGAACACGCCTGCATCATATACCGGAACGGGTTCGGCCACGGCGTTGACAGGGGCACCCGTTGGCGGCCAGTTCCCTACCTTCTTCGCTGATTGTCTCTTTGTTGTCGGTGCGCCAAGCAGCAGCACGACATCATCCGAATTGCTCTGGTCTGCCCCGTTCTACCCGGCCAACTTCACTGACTTGCAATACTACTGGCAGGTATGGCAGGGCGACGGCGATGTGATTACCGCCCTAGTACCGTTCCTCAATGACTTGGTGGTGTTTAAACGCTATTCCATCCACGTCTTAAAAGGGGCATCCATCGAAGACTATAGCATGGTTGACTACATGCAGGGTATTGGCTGCGTAGGGGCACAGGCCGCGTGCGTGTTCAATGAATTGATATGGTTCGTGGCCGATGATGGCCTGTACTATTTTGACGGGGTGGACACCGGAAGCATCAGCTATGACCGCATCCCCAACTGGTTCAGGAACAACGTCAATGCAGCGGCGATCACCAAAGCGGCTTGCGGGGTATGGCGAAACTGGATCTGGTTCGCTCTGCCGACAGGATCATCCACCACGAATAATGCCGTGGTGCTCTATATCCCCCCGACCACAGGAGCGACAGGGGGCAAGTTCTTCATTCTGAACGGGATCAACGCTCAGCAGTTCTTGAGATATAACACCGGCTCCGGTTTGGAGTTCTTTGCCGGAGATCCGAATGGCTACGTGAACCAATTGGACACCGGTTCGAGCGACTTCGGCAATGCGATCTCGGCTTTCTGGATACCGCAGACCGTAGACAAGAACATCGGCACCTACAAGATGCTGGGCAAGGCTTCGATAGCCGACACGCCGGGATGGACCACCAGGGCGGATCTGTTTGTGGCTACAGAGGATTCCGGCTCTTATACTCAGGCGACGGTGGACACGGAATTAACTGACAGCCTGCATGAAGTTTTCAGGGTTTACGGCACTTATAGATTCCATCAATTGCAGGCCAAGATTTCACATACCTACCTTGGCCCATACGAAGTGAGGAATTTGGTTCTCGATATTGCTACCAAGGGTGGCACACCGCAGACAAAGGCAAAGGGAGCGTAACCAGTATGGGCAATGTGATCACGCCGACCCAGCTTCCTGTAACCATAACGTCTAACTTCAATCAGGCGCAATTGCTCTCTGCCTTGCAGCAAAACTTCGCGGCTATTGTGGCGGGGCTTCAGGCCACTCAGGGCTATTGCAACAATTCCGTGGCTCCGGCGATCAATCTCTCCGGGGTGGCCAATACGGAGATCCTGGGTTCGCAGATCGCGGGGTTCAGTCGGCCATCTACTGCCTATACCCTAGAGGGCGTGCAGGTAGGGACGCATATCCCCCGGTATGAGCAGATCGACACAAATGATTTCCTCTATGGGCTGCTGATCGAGGAAGGCACTACTAACCTTTTAACGGCTAATCAGTCGCACCCGGCAAGCACTACGGGGTGGGAAGGCGGCGGGGCAGGCGTAACCCATACGCTCAGCATATCATCTACGGTGTCCTGGGCAGGAGGAACATCCCTGGAGGACGTCATTACTGGGTATGTTTCAGGAGATTGCTATGTTAGCGGAATGGGCGTTAGCGGAGAATGGGACGAAGTGCCCGTTTTACCCAACACCAGCTATACGGTGTCCCAGCACGTTCAGGCACCTTCTGGCGCTAGCTGGTATCTCAGGGTACTCCAGTGGAACGCCGCAGGCGGAGTGGTATCTGACTCGGGGCAGTTGGTGTCATTGACAGGGAACGGGGCGTTTCAATACGCCGAAGCTACCATAGTCACGGCGACGACGACGGCATATATCTCTCTCAGAGCGGAGCCACAGGCCAACGGCAATTGGTATTTCGATGGATGGCAGGTCGAGCAGAAAGCCTACGCCACATCCTGGATCACTGGTGGTGCTACCCGCTCCTCCGAAACCATGATCATCCCCACGGCTGGCATTTTCACTCCGGGGAGTTGGACGGTGGAGATGAGATACACACCAAAAGATGCCGGGTTTAACACTAATGAACCA